ATGCCGTTCGCAGATATGCGTCCCTTTCCAAAGACGGACTCGTAGAACGCGATGCTGTCGGAGACAGAACGTATGGCCACGGTCCAACCGTAACGCGAGAGAGATCAAGTGTTCATTTTCTTGGGGTCACAAGATAGAAGCAGCTCGCGCAATTACGTATGCGTCCGTCATGTCGCGGGAGGCATCGATAGGTAAACCACTCTTCTTGGTGGCCCACACCACGTGTTTCAGATCATTCTCCGACATGTGATTGAAGACCTGCTCCTTCTGAGGACCCCCTATCGCACGTTTCACGAGCTTGACTCCGCAAGACTTTCTTGCCGATGCCGCCGAGATGTACGTCGGATCGACATTGAACATGCACCTTCCGATGTAAGAGACGATGCCGTTGAAGCGCATCAACGTGGTGATGGTGGAAGCGGATGACATTCCCTTGGAGAATCCAAGAAGAGGCTCCTCGAGGGAGAAGACGGACGGCGTCTCTCCCAGTTCTGAGACATGGCGTAGAAGTTCGGCCTTCACGCGGTCGGCCTTCTCAAAGAATCCGTTGCACTTCTTGAAGTCGATGTAATCCAGACGAACGATGTGTGAACCCTTGTCGTCGGGAGGGACTTCTGCGTCGAGGAAACACACACCAGTGCAGGACGTCGAGACATCCAGACCAAGAACTAGCTTAGGCATCGCTCCATTGTTGCCTCTGCGTGACCCGGGTAAATCTCCTCTATAGGAGGCCCATATCCTTTAGTTCGATTTCTGTGATTATTCTATAGACCAAACCGCGTTCACTGCACCACATCCGAGCGGCGTCTGCCTTCTTACGTACTGTCAACTGGTCGAGCTTCCTCTTGGGCTTCACTTCAATCACCTCAGCGCGGCCGTCTGTATATTTCACGTAAAAGTCAGGGTAATACCTCCGGACTTTTTTCGATCGAATATTCGAGACGTACTCTATGACGGTCTGCTCATACGTCCAGGACTCTACGTCTGGGTTGGCGTCGAGATGGACCATCATCTTCTCTTCCCAGCCGCTTCGAAACTTACAGACCTGTCCCGACTTCGTGGAGGTGTACTCACCCCTCTGATAGTGTCCCCGGCGCTTTCTCTTCTTTCGGGGTTTCTTGACTTTCTTCTCTGAGGGCATGGTTCAACTTCTCCTCGACGATGTGGAGCGACGTGTCTCGAATCAACACTACCTTGTTTCTGTTCTTGTGACCCGACACGATTATCACAGATGTCTTTGGCACATCGAAGAAAGAAGCGAGGAACTTCAACAGTGTGTCGTTGGCTTCTCCCTTCTTGGGTTTTGCCGACACGCATATTTCTACGTGACCGTCCTCTCTGATGCCCTTGAAACAGGTCGACGTAGAGAAGAGCTTGACATGGACGAAGAGATGGACTCCTGCCATGGACGAGGCGAGGTGAGGTTTCATGTCAAAGGATTCCTCGGGTCTTGAGGTCGTCTCTCGTGAGAATTACGTATGCATCGATTGCAGACTGTTCACAGTATTTCTGTGCTGCTTCAGTCTTCAGTTGACAGGCTCGAGAATCGACAAACTCCTTGGGTTTGATCTCCCAAATCTCCTTGCGGCCGTCGGTGTATTCGACGAAGAAGTCAGGGTCATACCAGCGTTTTGTCACATTGATGTAAGAAATTCGTAGACATTCGCTGTCCCAACGTAAAACGCTGTCTACTTTATCCAGATACTTCATCGCTGCTAGTTCCCAAGAAGACCTATAATGATGAATTTTGCGTGTCTTTGACGACACATAGTCACCTCTCACATGACCGTTCTTGCCATAACTTTTTCTATTCCCGCTCAAAATGCCGATTGAGTTTGCTTCGGACATCTTGACTCTTGACTCCTCAGTGTGCTTCTTGCCAAACATGCCATTCTTCTCTCCGACGGGAGGATTGAGTCGTTTTGCCTCCCTGATCCTCGCCTTTGTCTCATCAGTATGGTGCTCTCCCTTGAAGTTGGGAGTCCATCCTGTTTGGGACATTCGGTGTCGTACGTCTTCTCGGATCTTCTGCCACGACTCTTCTGTGTGCATCGCTGACGTGTTCTGAGCATAAAGGTCGGGGTTCTTCGATCTGTACATAGCGTAACAGGTCTTAGAGCACGTCTTGCCCCATTTCCTCTCTCCGCCGACCTTTCTGAATCTTAGAGTCTTACCGCACGTAAGGCAAGGAGCTTCGATCACGTCTGCACCGTAACCGCCAACGCCGCCCCGATGGGAGTAGTGACATGCTAGGGAGCAGAAATGCTTCGGAGCATCGTAGGTCTCCTTGAGCCACTTTCGCTCGAACATGTCTCCGCATCCGTCACATTTGATGACGAGGGCACGTGGAGGTTTGCCAGTTTTCTTTGATGTGCCTTCGTTCTTATGCAGCTGTTCTTTGATTTCGACGATCATAACGTTTAAGTATAACGTCAGATCAAAAATCGAAAGCTACCTTGAAAAGAACCTTGTCTCCTTCACGCTTGATGATGGGCTGTGCGAGCTTCGCCTTCGCGACGACGTTCATGTTCTCGTCGTGGAAGTTCATTCCGCTGATGTAGACGAAGTCTTCGTTGTCGACGGGCGAGGAAGAGGCCTTGATCTTGCCGTAGTTGGCTGAGTACGTGGCATTCGAAGAAGAGTTGAAGAGGCCAGGACCTGCGAGGACCTCGTACTTCGTGGAGTAGATGTTGTAGACACCCCTGAAGGACATCTCGTACTGCTCCTTGCCGAAGAAGTAGAGGTGCGGGTTCTTGATGACGACGATGCCCTCGTCGTAGAAGATGTTGCCTACAGAGTTCTGCGTGGCGTGGGTCGTCAGGGCATCTGCGCGATAGATGTTTCCGAGAGAGTCGTCTCGTAGAGTGATCTTGACGGCGCCGTGGGAACCAGAGAGGGAGGTGTCCTTGATCTCGAAGGACCCTGGCTGTATCCTTCGACCGTAGTATAGGTTGCTGATGTTGAAGATCGTTATCTGATTCGAAGAAGCGTCTTGAAGTCTGTTGTAGATCGTGAGCGGCACTCCGCGCTGGACTCCCCTGTCGAACGAGGCGTCCTGGCCTGCAGGAATGTCTGTCACGATGTTGTTGATCTTGTTGTAGTAGGCGAGAGCTGCGTCTCCGGGAGGAAGTCCAGGTTGCTCAGGTGTGAAACCCTGTAGCTGTCGCTGGAAGTTTTCGTACGTCTCGCTGTCTGAGCTGTACTGACTGATGCCACCGGCGAGGAGCGAAGCAGTCGACAAGAGCTTGTCGAGGTTGATGTAGCTGTAGTCGACGGTGCCGTACTGGTCGGCGTACTTGTTCTGCGTGTTCTCGCTCTTCAGTATGTCGTAGTTGGGATCGAACGCCCCGTCGTCACAGGGAAGAATCGTGAGGTTCCTCTTCGCCACTCCACCGTCCTGGTACAGGAAGTAGTTGGCCTCGAGGGCGTCAGTGGTGTGGTCGATCGCGGTGCCCGTGAGGTTGAGGAGCCTCGGGAATCTCTTGTTCGTGAAGTCCTTTGCGAAATTCTCGAGGTTGATGTAGTGACCGTTGACTCCGAACGCCATCGCGACGTTGAAAGGATCGTCTGTCGTTCCGTCCACTTCGAAGAAGGGAGTCTGTAACACGCCACCGTGGTCGCCGACGTAGCGGCGGAGGGGAACGTCCTCTATGAAGAAGGGTGGCAGATAGAAGGCGATGTTCTTTCTGACGAACGCGTCTGTTCCAGGACCTCGAGAGCCCGTCGTAGACGACTCAGCGTCAGACATGAAGTATCTCCTGATCGTGAGGTCGTGGACCTCGGCCTTGAGAGGATGCCTAAAGGCGTAGTGCGCAGGCTCTTCTGCGGCGTAAGTGGTGAGCTGTTCTAGCCCGTCTCTCTTCGCAGGATTGGGCGCGAAGAAGATGGTCTGGGCAGACATTCCCTGATTCGTTCCCTCGTAGTAGTTGCCGACACAGAGGACGCTGGGACCTGTTGTCGCATCGAACGATCTCGGGTTGATTGTCCCAGAAGTTACGACGAAGTTGCCTCGATTGACTCCGTCGATCACGAAAGACCCGGTACCGTCGTTGATGTATTTCGAACCCCAGCGGACTACGACGTGGTGCCACTTGTTGTATCGTAGGGAGTTGTCGTCCGAGAGAAAGATGAGATCATGAGGATAGCTTCCAGGTATGAACTTTGAGGGTGCATAGTCTGCACTGTGACTCAGCTGGAGCTGTATCCTGAATCCCTCTGGCAGGCCGTTCTCGTCCTTTAGAGTGCCCGATACGAGGGACACAGCGTAGCTAGAAGAGAGGTGAAAGATGGTCCCCGCCTTGAAGTGTCCCGCGTCGAGGCCATCCGTCTTGTATCTCGGGTTGATGTAGAAGTCGAAGCTGAATGCGCCGGAGATGTTGTAGAGACCGTTGCAATAACCCTCCTGAAGAGGCACGTCGGGCTCATCGAGAGGATTGAAGAGATTGGGGTACAGCAAGACTGAAGCAGTAGGAACTAGCTGCTTCGTTCCCTGCATCGAAGTGAAGAAGTTGAGGGAATGGTAGTTGGTGTAGGCCCACTGAGCATGGGGATACTCGGTGAGATACCGAGGCATCAACATGTCCTTGATGTTGTTCTTGCAGATCGTGTATTTCGTGAACTTCGTGGTCGGTGTGAATCGTTCCACGTCTAGGACTGACGTGGGAGCCACGGAAGATTTCGACACCAGGCTGAGATACGACGTCGCCTTGTCTTCTATCGAAAGCTTTTGAGCTCTCTTCGTTCTTGCCTCGCCTGCTATCTTCTTTGCTGCCGAGTCGAAGTTGATGTCGACGAGAGCCGTCGCAGCGTTGTCATTGAAGTAGAACGACTGCGACGTGTTCTTTTCGATGTCAGACTGCCTCGGGAAGACCTTGATGGACCCCGTGACGCCGAACGAGCTAGAGACGTAACTACGATGTGGAGTCGTGATTAGTGTGAACGTCTCATAGTCGCTGCTGGTTATCTTTATGACAGACATGTGTGTCTAACTATAGGGTCTACGATTTGATCATACATCAAATAATTCCTCGTTGAGCAAGACCTTCACTATCGAGCAAGACATACGAACAGATTGCATTCTCAGCGCAATATTTTTTTCCAGCCTCCGAGGTTCTGATCACACGCTCTGTGAGGTGAAACTCCTTAGGCTTGACCTCCCACATCTCAGTCTCACCGCCCCAGAAAGTGACCAAAAAATCCGGGACATACCAGCGCTTGTTGTTGCTATAGAGATATGGAATTCGAACCGACTCGTAATCCCACGTCAGAACAACATCGCAGGAGTCAAGGTGTTTCATCACCGCCTCTTCCCAGCTCGAACGAAAAAAATGCCTCTTGGAAGTCTTGGTTGACGTGTACCAGCCTTTTTTGTTTCGAGTTCCGTATGCTTTAAATCTACCCTCGAGAATCGCCTTCGACTTCTTCTCAGACATCTTAGACCGCGTCTCTTCAGAGTGATTGCGTCCGAACATGCCATTGTTCTTGCCGGATCGCTTTCCGCCCTTAGAGACCTCACTCAGACGCTTTCGAGTCTGCTCAGTGTGGTGCTTTCCAAGCCAGTGTTTCCACTTGCCTTCAGCAGCAAGTGCAGAGATTGTCTCCTTTGCCTTTGCATGAGACTCTAGAGAGTTCAGAGACTCTATGGCCGCTCTCCACGTCTCAGGATGCTCTCTCTTATAACGCCCTCTGCACTTATTATCACAAAAGTGCATTTTACTTCTTTCGTATCTACATTTAGATCCTTCGTTGCGTTTGCCGCAAGCCTCACACTCCAAAATGTAGACTATGCTTCTACGATTTGTGTCAGAAGAACGACGTTCAAAGATCTCGATTAACATCGTCTATAACTATACTCCGCTTGGAGTTTAGCAACGACTAAAAATCGAGACGAACTCGGAATGTCAGGTCTCTTCCGGGATTCTTCTCTACTGGTCTGCTGAGCTTCGCGACGGCGAGAAGCCCGTCCGAGTTGTCGTACAGACCGATTGTCGTGATGTACGTGAACGGTTCCTGAGTCTCCTCTGGGAGAGCAGGATCGTATACCGTCAGACGACCTTCGTAGTCTGTGGCGCCCACTCCTGCAGGTTCGATGTAGGTCGGATTCGACGAATAGTTGAAGTCGTCGGGAAGGGCCCTGCAGAATATGAGCGAAGAGTTGATGTTCGTCACGTTCTGGAACGTTATCGCAGTCAGCGCGCCAGAGCCGAATCGTGAGTAGCAGAAGTGGTCCACGATGTCGTCGACGGATGCGGAGACCATGAGGTCTGGGACGAGGGAGCAAGTCAGCGGATGCACAGAGTTGTAGTCTGCTGAGATTCCCGTGTTGTAGGCGCCCAGCACCATCTTGCCGAGGGGATGCATGGCCGATATGACGCCCGACAAGAACTGCGTTCCAGAAGTGATCTTCTGTACGTCGAGGACGGCGATGCCAGAGTCGTAGTACAGGAGGCCTACAGCCTGTGTCGTGCTGGAGGCATTGACGAGATATCCGTACTGGCCTCCGACGTCGAAGTACCTCGAGTCGGAAGAGCCGATGTCAGTAAAGATCACTGAACCGCTGGGTGAAGTGATGTAGAGATTCGGCTGTCCGATGTTTGCATTTGCACCGACGTCTCCCGAGAAACCGACGGGCATGTCGAGGTCACCTGCAGAGCTTCGGTTTCTCACGGCAGCGGCCTTCGAGTAGAAACGCATCGCGAACGTCTCTCTCTTGATCTGGTCCCTTGCGAAGAGGCGCTTGAAGGCGATGAAGAGTGCAGCATCGATGTCGGTGTTTGTCTGAGACGTCTGCAGAGACGCGTCTACGGGCAACTTGAACATCGAAGTCCTGCTTCCCAACAGCGTCTGGGCGAACTGACTGTAGATGTCAGTCTTCTCCCTCATCATGAGGGACTGGCTGGGATATAGGTACTTACCGTTCGTGTCTGACGAAGGTGATGCCTTGGCTGCGACTCCGTTGGCATTGACGACTCCCGTGTTCGTCTTCGCATCGGGCGGTGCAAGACCTACAGTGATGTCGAACACTGGGTTTGCAGTCTGAAGAGTGAAGTCTTGATCGTAGACGGTTTGAAAGAGTGATGACGTCACACCTGGGCCCACGCCGCCCGTGACGAACACCTGATACTTTCGACGTGACACGGAAGAGCTGATGTCCTCCTGGAGTACGTCGATCAGCTGATTGAGGAACGAACGTGTCGTCTTCTTGTCACTGGCGAGGATTTCTTTTTTGGTTGCCATCTTGTTTCAGTCCCTACGAGTTCCGGTTCTCTTCCTGTTATAGCGATGCGGTGTACGTGACAGGTATCGTGATTGAACATCCGTGTCTCTCACCGATGACCGTGATGTAGCTCGTGATCGTTCGAACCGACGAAGATTCTGTCCTCTTGCCGTATACCGTGAGTGTCGTGTTGTCGATGGGACGTGCCCTCACATCGAAAGAGATCTGCGTGGTCGTGGATCCCTTGGGAAGCGTCAAAGTATACGTCGCAGTCCTGTTGGGATCTCCTGCATTCGCCAAGTTCCTCGCGAGGTCAGGTGCCGAGAGCGTTCCCGTTCCACCGTTTGCCATCGATATCTCGAAGAACCTGTCCGACACCTTGATAGAATAGCTCGTCTGAATGAAGTTTCCAGGGAACTGTGCACCTGTCAGTTTACCGTAGTATAGGTCTAACTTCACCGTAGAGCTATCTGACTTCTGCAAAGCAGGAGTGCTACCGTTCAATTTCAGTGTAGGCAGATACACAGAAGAAATGGTCTGACCGTCAGTCTCTGTGCTGATCAGCCTGTACTTGAGAGCTACGTTCTGATTCGTGAGTGCTTCAAAGATGGGAGTGTTCTTCTCGATCTTCTCTTTGCCGACGGTGCGACCGTACTTCTTGACGAGTCGGTAATCGACCTCATCGTCTCCTAGAGCGTATGAAGTGATGTTGAAGGCATTGCCTGCTGTGGCGAGGCGCTGACGACCATAGTCGGTCAACACCGCGTCGAGAATGATGTTGTTGGTACTGTGATCAAGCCATCCCATTGCACATCGACCTTTCTAACTTTCGCATCTACAAATATGACCACGAGTTCTTTTTTGACTCGAAATAGTCCTGTGTGACATGGTACAGGGTCGTCTATGTTGTTAAATTCTGAGGATCTTTTATGTTGATCTTCAGAAGCTGAAGCTTTTGGTTGTCGAGATTGATCATCTGAAAGAGGTAGTAAGGATTGGCCGTGTTGGTCTGTGCCTCTACTACTTTGTACTGAGAGTTCTTCTCGTCTCTCAACTTGAGATATTCTGGTGAGAAGTAGACCGTCAGCTTTCTCGCGATGTCGCCCTCGACAGAGATGACGTCCTTGAATGCGTCCATCCTCAGGTTCATGTTGGGATACGCCCTGGGAGAACCAGCATCGCAAACGACGCTAGTGACAAGTCTGTTCTTGTATGAGTCAAAAGTCACGTGATGTTGGGATGAGTAGTTGGATATCAGACCATGCGCATCGATGCTGCAAATCGCATAGATGTATGCAGAAGACTCATAGAACTCTGGGTCCACAGTAAAGTCTTCGTCGACATGGATATAGATGGGATACGATTTGTCTGCGTTGGAGGCTGTCTGCGTCTTTACGAGATACAGTAGGCCTTGATCCATCTGGGAAGTGTTGTTTGCATCTACAGCTTCACCAGTCTTATACCTCTCTTGGTCCATACCGGGCCTCGACGTATCGAATCCATATTGTGCTATCAGCTCAAATGGCTCTTTGATCGACTTTCTCCTCATCACCTGGAACTGCTTCACGTCTTTCTGGGGGTTGGAAGGCATGTCCCACTTGACAACGAGATTCCTCTTGACGTAGTCGAAAACGAATTTGAGATCGTTGGGCGGTGGAGGAGGCTGATATTCGAACGTCTCGATCGGATAGGAGATGGGACGAGAGCTCACATAGACGGTGGAAACGTCCACTTCCGTAGAATCGCTATTGTATGTGAGAAGCTTTACTGCAGAGACGACACGAACCGTGTAGACATATGTGTATCCATACAGGACTGTGTCGTCGAGAAAAGAAGTAGTAGCTATCGACTCAACGAAGAACGTCTTCTCTTTCCTGAAGTCTTGACCTGTCGCGACATATCGATCGATGATGTATCCCAGCATCTTTGCGGGATGCTTGAGCTTTGCAGTCTCGGTCGCCGAAGAATCGTTATAGACGGGGTCAAACTCTTGTGCCTTGGACGCATTTCCTCTCGTCGAAGCGAACTTGAAGTTGGAGTGAGAGACTCTTAGATTGTTCAAGTGATCAGCATTTTGCTTGACTGCCGAGTCTTTGAACACATCGGGTATCACGGAGCTGTTGATCTTCATCGTGAGCGTCAGCGAGTCGGTGATCGACCTCAAGAGATCGTCGCTGTCGTTGAGATTCTTTTTCTCGTCGTACACCCTCAGTCCGAACGAAGTCTGTGGGAAATCTGAAAGCATGCCATAGGCATCAGACATCTTTCCAAGCTGAGCCTGATAAGCTTGGTCTTGTTTGTCTCCGACGTCGGCTGCAGACTGTATCTGGTATTTCGACATCTTTGACAGACTTTCGGCGTCATGAAAATAGAAGCGGCTGTAGTTTTCAAGATCCGTGGCTCCCTGCTCAATCGCTTCGATGCTAGAGAAAGTATGATTGACATACGACTCATTGAAGAAGTTGTCCTCGGATATCACTTTGTCATGGTTTCCCTCGATGGACAAATCTTGAGCAGACGAATCTTGTGACGTGTCTTGTTGGCTTGACTCGAACTTCGAGATCACCGGGGCGTTCCACTTGATCGAAACGTAGCGAGGTATTCTTGCGATGTCCGTGTGGTTCGTTCTAAGAACTTTCTGTCCATTGATAGAAGAAACGGTAGAAATCGTCGCGTCCTTCTGATATGGGGCCACACGTTCGTCGACAGTGTAGTAGTTGTACACGAATTCAGCTGTGAGATCGGTGACTTCTGGGACGTTTATCTCGTCGATGCTGTGCGACGGATCAGACATCTTGCTCTTCGAGAACTGATGCGACTTACCGAGATCTCCTACGGGTACGGCAATCTCTTCTGGCTCCGCTGCAGGCGTCTCATCTTTTGAGGAGCGAAGCTGAGGGATGTCAGCAAGAATCTTGGAGGGCGAATGACTTCTCGGCGTTTGATCGACTAGGGGCATCTTTATCTCACGTTGTGTATTGCTGTACGTAGTCGTAAGGTTCAACGGTCACGAAGTACTCGTCAAGAGACACGTCTTCGGGTGTCGTGTCTCTGTGACGATAGACAGTTTCTGAGGCGTTGTTCTGGTTCTGTTCCGCAATGATTATCTTTGCTTTCACCAAAGAGTCTAGCGTCGATGTCATGGATGTATCGACATAGAAGTCGTCTGGGTCGATGATGACATTGAACACTCGATCGAACTTCTTTGGATAAACGATTCTCTTCTTGAACTCATCCAAGTTTGAGAGAAGTGTCTCGTTTCTGAAGAACATCTTGACGGTGTCGTTCACAGGAACCACATGCGTCTTTCCCGATTTACCAGGCTGACCGTTCATGGAATTTCCCGGGCCCGGCATCGAGTACGCTTGACCGCTTTGTGGATCGACGAACTGTGACTGATTGCCGGACTGCCCGTTCGAGTTCTGCGATATGGAATCGACGGTTGCGGAAGGACTGCCCGTTGCCTTGACGAAATCAAGGTACTTCTGGAACTGTTGTTCCATCGACTCCATGATTGGGCTCAGCGCGGCATAGTTGTGGTACCGACTGTCCTCGAATCGACATTCAGTGAACCACCTGAGGTATTCTTCCAGGAGAAAACTCGTGACGTGGTTCGAGTAGACTTGAAACTTTTCTTCGCTTTTTCCGTCCAGAAAGTTTCCGTAATACTCTCTTCCGAAGGCTTCGGAGAAGTTTTTGTCGATTGCGACATGTCCGTCAGGATACACCATCTTCGTGGGTATCGTGAGTATGTTGACGTTGTCTTGGAAGAATGAGTTGAAGTCCCAGTTGCTGAGGATCCTCGTAGGAAAACGACACATTTCAAAGAGGAACTCTTTGGGATGAAACACCACGTCGGGATGTAGTCTGTCGAGCTTGTAGACCTTTATTCTTACGAGATTCTGCATCAAGCCCGTCGAATTCTTGATCGACGTTCTCGGCATCGACCTTATCGACCTGTTGAGCTTCGGTGGTATGCCGATCGACATGATCTTCTTGTTGTTGCCCTTTTTCTTCATGAACTCAGGAGAATTGAAGTAGGGAGCAAGCATCGTGAAAGAGACGTGATCCGTCTCGTTGACGCTGAGGTAATCGACGAAGTTGTCAGGGAAATCCACG